GCACTATATACTAATTACTTTATACATTTCATTTCGGTTTTATACCTTAGGATTGAAAGCATATAAGTTTTATAAACATTAATATACGTATTGTGTGTCGATTTATCTTTTTAATGGTATATATATCAATGGAAGATAGAAAAACAGTAATCTAATTTAATAGGATATTATGTTTTAATTAAAAAATATGTAAATTTATTTTTTAGTGCAAATTAAAATATAAATTATATTATTAACTAAATAAACTATACTTAATTACATAATTAATTTAATTAATTAAATTAAATAATTAAAAATAAATATCTACTTTAAATCTAATAACTGTCAAATAAGTTCAAAACTTTTAAAAGCTCTTTTAGGATTATCAATTTATAAACACTCTCGTTTATTTAAGGATAAGCCTAATTATATACTATAATAATAATAAATATTAGTTTAGAAATACTTTTACAATATGTTTATAAATAAAGGTGAAAGTATATTAAATAATAAAGGAATAATAATTTCAATATGTATTTTAATTTTACTTTTATTATTTAATTATAATAAATGTTATACTACAACTTCATTAGCAAATGAAAATAATATTAAAAACAATAATAATAAAATAAATAATATAGAAAATTTTATTGTTAATGAAAATAATTATGCTATGCCAACAGATGTTCGTATTAAAATAGATAATAGTGAAATTTTAATAAATTTTAATATTAATAACATATTTGAAAAAAAAACACCAACTGGATTTATGATAATATTAGCACAATATGACCACAATAAAAAGAATATGAATAATAATAAATTTTTTGTAAGTAATGAATATGAATTATCATCTAGTGTTAGTATAGATTTACAAAATTATAAAACAAATATATGTTCTTTAGATAATGGTAATCCTAGTTGTGAATTTAAATTTAAAAATTTACAAATAAGAGATGATAAAAATAACTTATATTATTATAAAATAGGTGTATCAGCACTTTACAAAACTAATCAAGACACATTATCATCAGATTTTATTTTACCTTATAATGTAAATACAGATGATAAATTATTTACAATTGAAGCAACTACAGAAATACAAAATAAAAAATATAATGATTTTTTAGAATATCAACAAGGATTAAATCAATCTTCTAAAAGCACAAATATTTATGATAGTGTTATTTCTACACCTGATGGTAGATATGAACTAATTAAAACCCAATTAGGTAATTATCCAGATCATTTAATAATTGATAATCAAACTATTTCTAAATCTTCTCTTTCTGATTTAGTAGATAAAACTATGGCTGAAGGTATAGTTAATATTAATGTTAAAATGAATAAACCTATAACTGATTAAATAGCTTATTTTTACTTATTTTTACTTATTTTTACTTATTTTTACTTATTTTTACTTATTGTAGTTTTTTTTACTTTTTTTTAGTTTAGTTATTTTTATAATTGGCTTATCCTCAATAAATGAGTATAGTTTATTTTTAAATAGTGTATTTCTAATTAACTATAATGTATTTTAAATTTTATTTTAAAAATAAAATTATATTTATATTATTATTTAATACTATATTATTTTAAAATTTATTTATAAGCTAATAATTAATACATATACCATTAAAAAGTTAAATCAATACACAATACATATATTAATGTTTATAAAACTTATATGCTTTCAACCCTAAGGTATAAAACCGAAATGAAATGGAGAAAGTAATTAGTATATAGTACCTTGATATAGTAGTAATTTAAATATTATGAATTTTACAGAAGGAACACCACATATACTAGGACACAAGTCAATAATAAAAGAACTTAACCGTTATTACATAGTATATATTTTAATGTAGTATTAAAATATAGTTTGAAATTAATTATTTAATTTAATTAAATAATTAAAAATAAATATCTACTTTAAATATAATAACTGTCAAATAAGTTCAAGGCTTTTAAAAGCTCTTTTGGGTTTATCAATTTATAAACACTCTCGTTTATTTAAGGATAATCCTAATAGTAACTAAAATGATAGTAAATTATGTCTATTTATTTTTAATATTATTAATAATATGTTTTATAATTTATATCATATATTTAAGTTATGATTATAATTTTGACAACACTAAAGAACATTTTGTAGATTTAACAGTAGAGAATGTTGGTTTATTGAATTTAAATACAAATGATATTATTGATGATTTGGACAAATTTAATGAAAATTATAGTAAATTAGATATAGATATTCATAATCGTAATGTTCAAAAAGAACAAAAAAAAAATTTAGATCTTTTATCAAAAACAAAAAATAATTTATCATTAACTGATAAACTTAAACTTATGAAACAAAATTTAAAACCTGAAATAAAAAAATTTCCAATAAATGAAACAATTAAAACAATAAAATCTAAATATAATTCTCAATATTTAAGCACATTTACAAATAATAATAAAAATTATAATATATTAGCAAATGATAAATGTTTAACTGTAAGAGGGTTATGTAAAGATGAATTTTGTTTATTAAACTGTCAAAATAAATTATATTCTAGTAATAGTCAATATTTTAATAGCGAAAGAATAAATAATGAAGTTGACGCGGCAACAACTACAAATGTTCCTCTTGAAACTATATCTACAGATAATGTGTATCCATATAATATTTTTAAATCATTAATTAATGACAAGTGTTTAACTATATCTAATGATGGTATGTCAGTTGAAAAGTGTAATTTAAATAATATTAAACAACAATGGGAAATATCTCCTGATGAAAATATATGTGTTCTAGAATAAATTATAAACTATAAACTATAAACTATTTGTTCTACAATGAGGTATAGGATAATCAACTAAATTACAAACTGGATAATTAGGTTTATCATTTAATAAACACACCCGTTTATTTAAGGATAAGCCTAATATATAAAACACACTTATTTATTAGAGGATAATCCCATTATAAGGTCTTCTATAACTAATATAATCATAAAATCCAATAGGTGTTGTTCCTTTAGAATTATAATCAAGATTACCTGCTCCAGTATAAATATTTACATAAGGTATTTGTTGATAATTAACCCATGGTTCTTTTATATGATCACACGTTGTTGATAAGGAATATACAAAAATAATAAACACCATAAGGAGTAAAAGTATTGACATTATTGATGCAAACATTTTATTTATTAACTATTAAACTTTTTTATTTTTAATTTATATTAAATTTTAATTTATATTAAATTTTAATTTATATTTATATTATTTTATATTATTTTGTATTAATTATTATTCTATTAGATAAAAAACAAAAACAAAAAATAAAGAAATAAATAAAAAAAATTAAGTAATTAAATAATAATACCAAAATGTAAATTTACATAATGTGATAATTTATAACTATATTTATTAATACTATTATAATCACTATTAAAATGTAGTTTTAGTTTCTCTAGAAGAGAGAGTAATTGTGAAACTATTTTTTGTTGTTCTAATTTAGATTTTAAACTATAGTGATTTTTATTAAAGTCATCATAAGTTAATTCAATTCTTTTTATTAAATTACTATTGCTAACTTCTTTATTACTTAATGTAAATAGTGTTTTAACTAAATCATAATCAAAATTATAACGAGGAACTATTAATTTGTGTCCTGTAGGTTTAGATTGATTTATACTTTCAATACAATCTATAAAATTATAAAATGTTTTAAATTGTTTTATATAATTAATACTATCTTCTAGAGATACTTTATAAAATCCACAATTATAAGGTGTTCCTTTAATAAAAACAGCATCTATTAATTGAACGTCTGTGATTTCATAAGTGTTGAGTATTTTAAGTTTATCATAAAAACATACTGTATTTTCAAGAAAATCTAAATTATTTATAACAAACTTAACATCAGAATAAACAAACAAATCAAAATCCTGGGAAAATACAATATCAATAATATTTAATTTACATAATAGGGCTAATAATTGGTCGCCTTCAATATTTTTTTTATGAAAGTATAAACAATTTAATTCATCTAGTAACAATTTTATTCTATCTATAATTTCAGGGGTAATTGTAAAACTCTTTTTAGATAATTTACAAAGTTCTGCCTTTTCGAGTTCTTCATTTTTACTCTCTTCACTTTTACTCTCTTTATCTTCTTCATTAACTAATTTAGATAATTCTTCTGAAGCAATTTTTCTTTTTCTTTTTAATGGCTGTTTTTTTTCTTTAATAGGATTACCATCAAAAACAAAGACTAACGTAATTCCATAACATTCAAATTTATGTATTAAATTTATAATTTCACATATAATATAATTTATAAGATTTTTTTCTTTATTTTCTTTATTATATTTTGTTTTTGACTTAAAAAAGTTTGTTCCAAATCTATATACTAATCCATTCGCATCAAACCCAATTCTTTCACCTTTAAATTTAGATATATGGTTTAGTTCTTCTAGTAAAGTTTTAAAACATGATTTTACACCCATTTTTGTAAATGAAAAGTTTAAACTAATTATAAATTCAAATTTGTAAATCAAATTATAATATTATTAATTATAAATTATAAAAATCAATTTTAAACATAATAGTAATAAAATTGACTAGTTTAATTTTATAGTTTTATAAGTCTATAATTTTATAACTTTATAAATTACTCTTATATTAGTCTTATCCTTAAATAAACAAGCGTGTTTATAAATTGATAAATCCAAAATAACTTTTAAAAGCCTTGAACTTATTTGACGGTTATTATATTTAAAGTAGATATTTATTTTTAATTATATTATTAACTAAATAAACTATACTTATAATATATAAAAACACGGTTATTTATTAGAGGATAAGCCCATTATTGTTTTAATTTACCTATTTGATATTTTTTTAACATTTTTTTAGCATAATCGCTATGACCAATACTATTAAATAATTCTGTAGCATCTTTACCTACACCTTTCATTATAATATCACCACCAGGATGTTTAGAAATCCAATCTGTAATATTTGCTACTTTATTATTAATGACTATCCAAGCATCTGTTTTTTTATTATGTTTAGCAACTTCAGTTAATGTATAATAGTTTATAGTTGATTTTAGATTTGACTTTGTCTTTGATTTTGGATTTGTCTTTTTTTTTATCTGTGTCTGTTTAGTCTTATTATTATTATTCATTTTTTGTTTCTTTTTATTAATCTTATTACTATTATTAGTTTTAGTCTTGTTACTATTTAATATTTTATTAATTTTTATTGTTTTCTTAATTTTAATCGATTTATTAATTGTTTTTTTATTATTTTTTTATATAATGGGCTTATCCTCTAATAAATAAGAGTGGTTTATATATTATAAGTATAGTTTATTTAGTTAATAATATAATTTATATTTTAATTTGCACTAACAAATAAATTTACATATTTTTTAATTTAAAGAATTTAATTTAAAGAAAATATCTTAATAAATAAGAATACTGTTTTTCTATCTTCCATTGATATATATACTAAGATGCAAGTCAATAATAAAAGAACTGAACCGTTATTATATAGTATATATTTTAATATTACATTAAAATAGAGTTTGAAATTAATTATTTAATTAAATAATTAAAAATAAATATCTACTTTAAATATACTAACCGTCAAATAAGTTCAAGGCTTTAAAAAGCTCTTTTAGGTTTATCATTTAATAAACACACCCGTTTATTTAAGGATATGCCTAATATTAATACCTAATTTCTTTAATACTAATTCAGCAGTCTCTAGAGCACCTTCAACCCAGGCTTGATGACTACTATAATTTTCACCACATATATATAAAGGTTCATTTTCTAAAGGTTGTATCACTTCATTTAATATTATTTTTCTATCATAACCTTTTTTCCAATAACCAGCACCTGAAACCCAATGACAATGTTTATACCATTTGGCTTTTGGAATAGTTTTATTTGGAAATAATTGTGTTAATTGTTTTTGTAATGTTTTTTCAAATGTTTTATCAACGACTTGTTTAGTCCAATAGTTTGCAAATTTAGAATCCGTATAAGAAATCATTATTATACCTTTTTCATAATTTATAGGTATAATATATTTAATTGGTAAATTAGTAGATGTTTTTTTCAAATCATGAAACCATACTTTGTCGTTCTCTTTCTCTTTCTCTTTCTCTTTATCTATATCTGTATTTGTATTTTTTTCTATTTCTGTTTTCATACCTTTATTTAATGGATATCTAGCATAAATACGATACAAAGGTTCATTTTGTATCGAATTTAAATTATGTAATAATTTTTTATTTTGTTTTAAATAATCTATATAGATTAATTTATTTTTAGGAATTGCTAATATTAAATTTAATGTAGTAAATGTTTGCTTATCATTATTACAACTAAGTTCATAATATATATTAGTAGTATTATTATTATTTTTATTATTATTAATTTTAACTATTTTTTCAAGTGGGCATTCTTTGTATAATTTAACATTTTTTTGTTTTTTTAATTTATTATATAAAACTTCAGCAAGTTGTTCCATACCACCATCAATACAAAAATATTTCATTTTATCTGAAAGTTCATTTGTAAATAAATTTAGTGCTTCTAGAGCATTTAATACTCTAAGTTCAGAATAATAAGGATAAATATCAATTAAATATTGTTTAATAGTAGGATATTGTTGAGATATAGATGTTTTAGATTTTATAGTTGATTTTGATATTTTATTTAGTTTATAATCAACAATATCAAGTAAAGTTGTATTTATAAGTTCTTCATCAGTAATATTATGTTTTTTTATTATTTTTTTCAAATAAACTATAAAACTATCTAGTGATGGAAAAATAGTTTCTAGATGAATATCATAGTTTGGATTAACAGATTTATAATTTATTGTATTTGTAATAGGATATACTTTATTAGTTAAGTTTAAATCATTTACTAAAGATACAACTCTATGTTGTTTAGTATTAAACCTTGCTCCTCCACCATCAACTATAATACCATCATAGTTAATAGAATGAAGCCTACCACCAATATACTTTGAAGCCTCAATTAAACATATTTTTTTTTCACTATAATTTTTAGATAAATGATATGTAGTATATAATCCAGAAATTCCTCCACCTACAATAAAATAATCATACATTGTAAATACTTACTATAATGGGCTTATCCTCTAATAAATAAGTGTAGTTTTTTTTTATATTGTATTTCTAATTAAATATAATGTATTTTAAATTTTATTTTCAAAATAAAATTATATTTATATTCTTATT